GCCGAATCGCTGGCGATAGCCCATTCAAGAGCCGCCCCTGCCGCTAGCCCCAGGCCGACAACCAGGAGCCCGATGCCAGTGGACGCAAGCAGCCCGCGAATAGCAACGCCAAGCCCGACAGTTGAAGTGGCGGCAGCACCGGCAGCAGCGCTGTAGCCAAGGGCCGCGCGAGCAGATGCCGCAAACGCGGAAGCAAGTCCGGTGATAGCGCCCGCAATCGCCTGCCGGTTAATGAACGCCAAGTAGCCGCCAATCGCTGGCAGCAGATTTTGGGCGAGCGGAACTGCCACGCGGCCAACGAACGCCAATGCGTTGCCAACGTCTTCGAGCAGCGTGCTTAGAGTCCGTGCCGCAGCCGGTACGTCGATGCTCTGCACGAACTTGATGAAGTTGTCGGTCCCTTGCGTCAGGGCCGGTTGCAGCTGCGTCAGGATGCGGCCGGCGAGCTCCTGCATCGCCTGGCCGGCGAGCCCGAACGAATCGCCGATGGCGTCGATCTTGTCTGGGTTGATGCCGTTGACGCCGTCGCGGAACCCGCCCAGGAAAGTCTGGGCCGTCTGCAGATTCTCGGGCAACTCGCGGAACGTCGGCAACAGTAACGCGCCGCTCCTACCGAAGATCGCGACGGCAGCCGCTGCACGCTGGGCAGGGTTCTCAATGCCGTTGATCGCCGTGGCAATCGCCTGAAACTGCTGCGTGCTCGTCTGTGTGGCCAAGTCATCCACGGACAGCCCAAGAGCGGACAGGGCCTTCGTGGCTTCCTTGCTACCACCAGCCGCGTTCGTGATCGTCACCTGCGCCCTGGTGAACGCCTTGGCAAGTTCCTCGCTCGATGCACCGGACAAGTCGGCCGCCACCTGCAGCGTCCGCAATTCTTGGTACGAAACGCCCAGGCTCGCGGCCAGCTGCCGCGTGTTGTCGATGGCGTTGAGCGCACCGCTCGTGAACGCCTGGAACGTGTTGGCAATCGAAGAGATGCCGCTGATGAACGCCTTGGAAATCTCCAGCGTCTTCAGCGTCGAAACATCACGGGCCGTCTGCTTGGCGGCGTAGCCCAGCTTCTGCAATTCCACGACGCCGGCGTTGATGCCCTGGGCCATGCCCACGGCAGATGCCGACAACTGAAATCCAATTCCAAGGGTTGCCATGTTTCACTTTTGGCCGAGGTCGGCCGCCATCTGCTTGAGCGTCTCTGCAATCTGCGTCGGGTGCTGCGGGGCGTGGCCTTCGATTGGGATGAAGTCTTGAGCGTCGGGGACTTTGTTTTTGCAGTAGGGAGCCAGGACTGAACTTGCCAGCATTCCCGTCTGTAGCCACGGGTTATCCAGCGGGCGAAACCATCGGCTGTAGGCGATCCAGTACGAGAACTCCCGAGAGTCCATCGCGTCGATTTCGGCTACGGTCTTCTTGAGGTGCGAGGCCAGGTCGAACTTGAATCGCAAGCTCGGCCTGGCGTTCATTCCCCCGCCAGTTTCTCAATCTCCTCCTCGGTCAATGCGTTGTGCTTCAAGGCCGCCTTCCACAGTCCGTGGATCTGATCGACGCTCTTGCGACGCAGGGCCGCCACGCCTTCGTCACCGGGAAACAGCAGCACGCCCTTGTCATCACACAGGCAGCGGGCGAGCAGCTCAGAGCGAAAGTCGGGGATCACCGGCACGGCCTTGGACTGTGCCTCGAGCAGCTTCACTTCGTAGCTGTCCCGGTCGCCCACGGTCATCAACCGCACGCACACCTCGCCGCCCCACGCCGGCACCTTGATGATCTTGGCGTCGCTGGCCTGCTCGATCTGATCTCGCGTCAATACTGCCATGGTTCACCCGTCGAGGAGTTTGAGCGTCACGGTGTAACGGGTTACGCCGTTCACTTCCGGCGCGACGCTCAAGCCCTCATAGACTGCCTTGCACGTCAAGTTTGCACCGCCGCCTGTGATCGTCAGATCGTTTCGCACCCCATAGCTGGCGGTTGTAATGCCAGCCGTGCCGAGGCATGTGAGAGACACACTGCCTACATCGTCAGTCCAGGCAACGCTGCGGCCTTTAGGCAAGGCACCGCCGTACGTCCAAGAAAGGTCAGTGACCTCGGTAAACGTAGTGCTGCCGAAGGTAGCCGTGATCCCAGTGCTGTACGTGGCCACGGAACCCTCCGTGGCTCAAGCCAACTGGAACTCGGCCGAACCACGGATGGCGTCGTTCACCGTCAGCGTGACAGAAGACGAGTTGCAGGTCGCAGTCGCCGAGACGCTGATGCCGCCAGTGATCGCCAGCGTGCCCGTCGTGTTCTGAGCGATGACGCTGGTGCCGATGTACTCGATGCTGACGCTCTTGCCTGTGTCGCCGCCCTGCGTGCCAATCAGCGGTCGAGCAATCGAAAGAACGCTGGCCCCTGTGGTCTGGCCGAGGTGCGAGATGTCGATGTTGTCGGCCCCGCCGCCGGTGGCACCGATCGTGTAGGTAATGCTCGTGACGGTGTAGTTCACGCCAGCGAAAGAAAACGTCGTGCCGGAACCGGAATGCGGGGTCGTGGCCATTCGTCAGCTCTCCTGCCAGCGGATGTCGTAGGTCTGCGTGATCTGATACGCCGGTGGCATCTCGGCACCACCGAGTGAAACGAAGTCGTCGGATTCGTTCTCCAACGACACCTGATCCACAACCGTATTTTCCGACTGCCCACCGTATCCATCCAGAACCACACGCATGGCGTCTGCCACCTCGCGGGTCTGGTCATACGTGACGCCGTACACCTGATATTCCAGGGTGACACGGGGCATGCCCATCGGGTTTCGCAGCGTCTGCTCTCGCTGGATGCCGGTACGCCGCCAGGTGACAAACGGCAGTGACGCCGACGCCGGGGCGAGCACCGGGTAGATGCGTGAACTCACGAGCGACGTGACGGCCGTGCTGCTGACCAGGGCTGTACGCAGGACGGCTTCTGGCGATTTCATAGGCCGAAGTCTCCGTATTTCTTCTGGGTTGCACGGATCGCTGCCGTCAGTGCCTTGCGCATCTCCACGTCTAAGATGCTCTGCATCTGGCTCTGCGTGGACTGAAAGGCCCGCGTCAGCGGCCTACGGGCCGGGCTTCCACGAACAGTGCCGGTGGCGATGAAGTCCACGGGGTAGCGACGTTGCCCAGGCCGGAAGAACGGGCCTCGCGTCTTGAACGACGACAGCACGCCGCTACGGTTGTCGGAAACCTTCTGCCGGGATTCCAGTCTTGTGCGAATTCGGCCGCCCAAAATGACGCGACCGCGCCGAATAGTTTTAGTTTTGAAGCCCGGCGTCCTGGCCTTGGTGCCGTACTCCACGAGGTGCGAGTGGTAAGCCCGATTCGGCCCCTTAAGCACTGTGCCGCCGATGAAGGCTGGCGTGGCACCCTTCTGGCTCTTGCTGTTCACCGGGCGACGAAAGCCGACCACCACCACACCCACTGGCAGCTTCGCCTTGTTGTTCGTGTACTTCCGCGTCACCTGGCTGACGCTCGCCAGCAGGTTGCCGGTGACTTCGCCGAGGGCGGCGACGTTCTTCCGCAATGCTTCCTGGCCTGGCTTCGCCGCTTTCTTGAGGGCACGCAGCTGGTACTTCGTGCTGATGTCTCGCGGCAGCTTCTTGAGCTCGGCCGCCACGTCTTCGAGCGGCTCCAGTGCAAACAGGGCTTTCGCCTTCTTGCCCTTGCCAAGCGCCAACTTGATAAGCGGCGACTGATTGCCGCCGGCAAAGACGCTCGCCATTACGGGATCGTCTCCTGGCAGATGATCTCGTGCTCGCTGCGGTTGCCACGCTCGAGCAGGCTGACAATCTCCAGCGTCCGGGTCCGCCAGGCGAACCGCATGTTCTGCGTCAGCCCCGGCAGGTAACGCATCCGCACGCGATGCGTGACGCCGATCTCCTGCTGGCCCAGCCCCAGCGACTCACGGGCACTCACACCTTCGACGCTGGCCCACACGGCAGACGAGTTGCTCCACGACAGCACCTGCTCGCCGAGTGAGTTCGTCGTGCCGCTGGCAATCTGCACCGTGACACGCTCGCGGAGCCGGCCGGCGTCGATCATCGGTAAGAGCCCCAGCGTTGCGAGTCGAGCAGGGACTTCACGCCGAACTCGACTTCCTTGGAAATGCTGCCGACGAGCACACCGCTGCGGGCACCGTCGTACCAGTGGCCCACCAGCATCAGGATCGCGTGCCGGATCGCCGCTGGGACGCTCGTGCCGCTGGCCCCGTAACCGCCCCACCACGTCACGCTGATGGCATTGTCATCCCGCAGATGCGGTGGCCACGTCTGGCCATAGAGCGTCTTCACGGTGCCAGGCGTGCCGGCCCGGTCCACGCGGTAGCTCGCCG